GTTACTTGAATTTGAATTTACATTGTTAATATTAGCAATGTTTGCATTAACTGTAGTTAACGCTGTTTTGTTAGCTGAAGTCAGCCATGTGTTTTCTAAATAGTTTTTTGTTGCAACATCTTGTGCACCCGTTGGGTCAGTTACATTTTTAATTCTTTTGCTTGTTGCGTCCCATTGGAAGTCTGCACTATCAATTTTAATTTTATCTCCAGCGTCATCAATTGCTTCCTGTCCCATAAAGAATGCTTGAGTACTATCTGTATCTAAGTCACTCTCTGTAAGAACTGAACCAGAGCTATAATCTGTAAGTCTTGATGCTTGACTAGTTGTACGTCTTATCTCAATAGATGATGCGTTAGCGGGTGGCGTGTTAAATGTAAGCGTTGTGCCCGCAGCATTAAAAGTAAAAGCAGTTGTAGCGACAGCGTTAATTGTGACCGTTAAATCATTTGCTACACGATAACTAAAAGGTATCGAATATGCGGTTGTACTGCCGTTACCTGTGTAACGTACAAAGCTATTTGCCATTTGTTCTCCTTATTTTATGAATATTCTTCTAAGACGGGTACTTTTGATTAATTGTTTAAAAAGGCATCAAGTGCACTTTTGTTCGCGTCTCTGATTGATAAATTTCTTCTGATGTATTCTGCTTCAATTTCAGGAAACTCTTTTACTATTTGCCCGTACGCTGCTTTTTCATACTTTCTAACAAGCTGAATTAACATTTGTTGTTGAAAGTCTTCTCCCTCAACTACTCCCTTAGCTTTTTTATAAAATGAGCTCTTTTTGTTTGCAACCATCATCTCAACAACTTCTTTTAAATTTCTTTTCTTGCCTATGTAAGACAACTTAATTTCACCTTTTAACTCTAGCCATCTGTCATAGGCAGTTTGACCATTTTTATTTCTTAAATCTTTCAAGTTAATCTTAGAATTTTTGTCTATCTTTGCGGGTTTCCTGTATGTAATTTCTCTATCTTCAAAAAACTTTGCAACTTCTGTATTTTTAAAGTTTGTCATTGCAAAAGGTGACGACCATAAACCTGTCTTTCCTCCTATACCAAATAACCATCCATTCTTACGGCTAATCTTTTCACCAAACATATTACGCTCTGGCATAATATTGTCAGGGTCATCTAGTGGGTTGTAGCTTTTTAAATTATCAGTAAACGTCCACAGCTCACGATTATATTCATCATTAACTCTATTGTTGTAGCGCATCATTCCAGATAACGGCATCCATTTAAAAGCAAGGCGACCAAAGAACATTCCACCTTTTCTTTCAGGGTCTCTTGTCAGCATCATTTGGTCTCCCAAAAATAATCCCGCAGTTTCTAGTAATCCTTTTGTATAAAATTTAGATGTAAGATTACGTGTTATGGAAGTAATCATTCCCATTGATAATTCAGTTAATCTACTTTCTTGATACGGTGTTAAATCTTCTTGGAACTCCAGAAAGTCAGTAACCATATCATAAATGTCTGCAGCTACTGCAAATGGTGTGAAGAATGGGTCTAATCTATTAAGACTTATATAACGACCATCTTTCCCTTTATAAGAGTAAGGCTGCCACCCTGTGAGATTTTCTTTTTCTTTATTTTGTTTCCAATCTCTTGAGCCACCACCTGTTGTCTTTCCATAAATAGCAGCGGTAATTGCAGACATCCACAGCATATATCCCATAGTAATTCTTGCATTTGCTTCTGCTGCAGCTTCTGGATTTATAAATTTACCAGTTCTATCTTTCTTCAACATTTGCTTCATTTGAAATTGGTATCTTCCTAAAATTGGTAAGTGTTGAAAGTTCCATCTTAATAAGTTGGAAGGTGTATTTATAAAGTGAGCTCCAAGTGCACGAAGCCATCTATGTCTATTTGTAAAATCAAGAAGAGTTCCCGTAATCTTACCAGTCATTTCTCCTTCAAATGTGCCATCAGCTCTTTGTGCTTGTGATGAAGCAGGCTGAGTGTAGGTAGCTTCTCTTGCATATTGAAGAGGGTCATTGATGACTAATTTGTCTGAATCAGATAATCCATCTGCTTTAACAGTAACCCGACTATCTTGTACTGTTGATTTAGCCTGCCCATATTCATCCATGTACTCTTTCATGTATTTGCTAGCTAACTCTTTATACTTAGCAATATCTTTTGCACCTCTTGCAGATGTAAAATTATCTAGCCTTGTAAAGACTTCAGGATTTTCTCTAGCAATACGTGAATTAACTTGCGCTGCAGCTCTAGCTTTAAACGTAGAAGATTTCATAAATTCATCTCCTGCAGATAAAACTCTTAACGGGGCTGTAATTAATTTAATTGGAACTTTGGAAACAAAACGTACTCCTTGTCCAACTTTATTACTAGGAGTTAAAAGTTCGACCATTCTGTTTAAATAAGCTTCAAGTTGTCCTTGTCGAATGTTGCTGTCATACTTTAAAGACTGACTATCTAATATTGGTCTGCCTGCTTTAAAACTTCTGTATGCTGCTCTAATTGCATCTAATGTGTAAACATATTGAAATACATAAGTGTCAATTGCTTCACCAGCAATTTGACCTGCCCGCGCTCTATCAACTGGCATCATATAAGCAGAACGCACTAACATAACCATAGGTTTCCATTGTGTTTGCATTAGTCCAGAAGCAATGTTTAAAATGTGTGTATCCGGGCTAGAGAGTAAGTTGTTGTTTACATACTCTGCGGCCAAGTCCCACTTATTAACTTTCTCAGCATTTTGTAATGCTAAAATTAAATGATTATCGTCTTCAAGTTTAGCAATAGCTCTCATATAAGCTTCAGGGTTGCCCTCAAGTTTGTTTGCTAATTGAACATCTTCTGGATTTATTAAAAGTTGAACTGCTTTACTTTCATCAACACCCTGTCTTTGTGATGCTAAGGCTGTGGCTAATGTTCCTTGCGCTCTTTTTTGTATCATTAATAATTGAGAAACCATTTCTCTTCGTGCCATAAACTCAGTAGTAAGCATATCTACTTCATTTTGAGTTAAAGATATTTCATCTAATTGTCGACTTAGTTTTACCATATCATCTGCTTCTTTTTTAATAAGCTGACGCATAGCCAACATCTCACCAGCTATTTTACTGTCACCAAACTTTTTAATACTTGTAATAAGTTCTTGCGGATTTAAACCAACAAGAACTGCTTCCTCTTTAATTTGTTGGAAGTTTTTATTTTGAATGTCAGCGTCCATCTTCTCAGATAATTGTCGGGCAATGTTTTTAATTAAATGAACAGGTGTGTGGTCTACATCTCCTTCAGCCCAGCGGTCATAGTTAAACTGTTCTTTAGGAGGTTTGCCTCCCGGTTCTTGAGCTTGCTGTCTTAGTTCTTTAACATAGTCATCTGTAGTCTTAGGAGTTATTTGGTTGTATTTTTTTATGTTTGCAATTTCTTCTGCTGATTTATCTTGATAACGCTCCCCTTTAAGTTTTGGTTCTGTTAAATCAATAAATAATCTATTTCCTTGGAGTTCATCAAATCCATAATTATGAATATCTTCTAGGTTTTTAATACTCGCTTTACGTTTACTTCTTAATGTGTATTTAAAAGCACCTGCAGAAAACGCCCCACCAAAAGCAGTTCCAAATCCTACGCCAAATGCAGTTGATACTCCTAATCTTCCGTAATCAAAATCTTCTTGCACCCCACTTTTAATTGCTGTGTTTTGTAAGATTACATCGGACGCGCCTGTGACAGCACCACCAACTAATCCTTCATACAAAGCACCTTTACCTACTGCTCCAGCAAATGCTTTTTTACTTGCAGCTTTAGATGCTTCTTCAAATATCTTGTCATTAATTTTATTTGCCATCTTACCTTTAAGAAGAATTTTCATTTCTTGCTTATAAGCTTGTTTAGCAGCTTGGCCTCCAACACCAAAACCAATAAGATTTACTGGGTCTAATACAAGAGCTCCTCCAAAGTCTAATAACCAATCACCAAAATCTCTATTAGGGTCATTCCAAAAGTTAGGTAGGTTTTGATAGACATTATTTATTTTTGCAAATTGCTTTAATCGAGCGTTATCATCTTCGCTCATAACATTAGCTAAATCTCGAGTCATTGAAACAGTATTGTTATTACGCCATGTTCTATCATTATAAAAATAATCTAAAACATCGGCATCATCTGTATATTGGAAATCAGCTTCATCACGATAGGTGTAGTAA